CAACTAACAGCAAAACCCGTACTCATTCAGATCATCCTAGACGATGAGGCTACAATCAAAGAGTATGGCGAATCAGTAGACTTCTGGACATGGGACCGTCAACCGATGGACGTGTTCATGAAACTAGCAAGTGCAACTCAAACAAACGTAATTGGTATCATTGAAATCGTAAAGACTCTAGTGCTTGATGAAAAAGGCAAAGAGATTCTTGCAGACGATAACATGCTACCAACTAGCATTCTAATGAAGGCTATCGGTAAAGTAACTGATATGTTGGGAAAGTAACAGGCAGCACACTAGATATTAAATCACCCCACATGGCAATGATCCTCACTATCGACACACTAGCAGAACGCTATGGTATGTTGCCAAGTGAGGCAATGCTTCGTGGGTCTACGTTTGATTTATATATAATGGATGCTGCCATAAGTTACAACAATCACCAACATAAGAAGACGCTTAACAAAGGAATAGATCCTGTGCCCGATTTGACTACACAAGAAATGCTAGACATGATGAAGAAAGCAAAGGGGCAGTAATGGGAACTCAATTAAAGGTAACAGGACATGATGACAGATATTATACCTAGTCTTAGAGCAATGGTTGGAAAACTTGCTAAGGTACCTCAGGAAGCATTCAAGGAATTCGTAAAAGAGACTCCTGTGCGTACCGGCAATGCAAGAAGAAACACTAAGTTGCGTGGTAATACCATCACTGCTAACTATCCTTATGCTGAGAAATTAGATGAAGGTTCTAGTAGTCAATCACCAGAGGGTATGACTAAACCAACTGAAGATTTTATTAAGAAACGTGTCAACCAAATTTTAAAAGGAAAGTAATATGGCAGATTCAACATATTCCATAGGCTTAGTAGACCAAGTATCGCCTGCTCTCAAGAAGATAGAAGGTAATCTCGGTGCATTGAACAGAAGTTTCAGTGGATTGCAGACTGTGTTTGCAGGACTATTCGCAGCCGCAACCATCAAAGGTGCAATGGACTTCGCTAGTAATATCAGTGACATGTCCAAGGCTACCGGCGTTGCTGTGCAGAATATCGTTGGATTGTCTAGTGCTTTGCTAGAGAATGGTGGCTCTGCTGATGCAGCCACCAAGATGCTTTCGAAATTATCGTTGACAATCGAAGATGCTAACTCAGGTGCATTGAAAACATCTGATGCTTTCGCTGACATTGGGATTAGTCTTCAAGATTTGAAGTCGTTAAGTGATACTGATATCATGACTCGTACCATCATGGGTCTATCTAAGGTAGAAGATGCCAGCAAACGTGCAGCACTTGCTACTAGTCTGTTAGGTAAAGGTGCCAAGGGCATTGATTTTGCTGGTGTAGGTGGAGACATTGGTAAAGCAACAGCAGCAGCCGCGGCATATTCTGTTGCAATCGAAAAAGCAGCCGGCATCAATGATAAAATGGCTACGGTCATGCAGAACTTTCAAATGTCATTGTTGAATGCTATATCACCATTGCTTGATTACCTTGCTGCGCTCGACCCAGATCAAATAACACGATTTGTTGATGCATTAGTTAAGATTGGTGGAGCAGCAGTAGCATTCACCGTGTTAGGCAAAGCAATTGGATATGCTGGTTCTGCACTTGCGACGATCGGTGGTTTATGGGCTGTTGGTAGTGCTAAGATTGTCGCAGGCATTGCGGGTATCACAGCCGGCTTTGCTAGCATTAGTCGCACAATCGGAATTACGGTCGGGTATATAGCCCGCTTCTTTAGTTTCACTCCGATGTTTGCTCAGTCTAATGGATTCATTGCCAACCTAGTTACATTGCTTGAGAAATTAGCAGCACGTTGGGGCTTTGTTGCAGGTGGAACAGCACTAGCAGCCGGCGGCATAGCAGCATTCGCATCCGGTGTAGGTGCAATCGCATTGGCAATTGCAGGTGTAGCAGCAACAGCATATGGATTAGGTACATTGTTTGACAGTATCTTTGATACTAAGATCGTCAGTGGCTTTACTGATGGTGTTGCAAAACTATATGACAAGACCAAAGCATTCCTAGGATTGAAAGCAACTGGTGGCAATGAAGCAGGTGGACGCAGAGCACAAACAGCAGAAGAGATTGCTGGTATCCAGAAACATGCTGATGAATTGCAAAAGGTCGGGAAGATTGAACGTGAACAATTAGATTCGCGCCTTAAGGGTCTGAATGAATTCAAACTTTCACAAGCACAAGTTACATCTGGTTATAAAGATCAGAACAAACTATTAACAGATAAGTTAGCCCTTGAATTAGGATTCATTGGCATGTCTAGTGATGAAGTTGAAAGACAACGTGCAATTGTTGATGTATATGATCGTCAGAATGCTGCCGTCATCGACCTTACTAAACAGCAGCAAGCATTGAAGTTGGCAATGGCAGTGCCAGGTACCTCTGCAGGTGAAGTAACAGACTTAAACAATCGTTACAATGTAATCGCTGGTACCATTGCTAATATTAAAACAGAAACTATATCGCAAGTGGCTGCTGTAGGTTCATATGTAGACAAGATTCAAGTTGCCCGCTCGATTGAATTAGATCGTCAGAACATTCTAGAAGGTATCACTAAGCAGATCGAACGTCAAGCAACATTGGCTGATCAAGTGCGGGGCGCCAACGATAAACTAGTTGATGTTAAATTTGCTGGTTCACAAGCAGGTAAGAATCCATTAGAAGCACAAATGGCACAGATTCAAGAAGATGCCCGCAAAGCAGCACTAGAAGCAGGTCGATCATTCTCAGCTGGCTTCGAAGGTATGGATCTTACAACTGCACAAGCCGCTGAATTAGCCAATGGTCTTGATGAAATTGCACAGAAATATAAAGCAATTGCTACTGAACAAACTTCTCAATTAGATGTGAGTCGCACATTCGAAGCAGGTTGGAAGAAAGCATTCGATAGTTATGTTGACAATGCAACCAATGCTGCTACTAAAGCAGGTGATCTGTTCAATGCAGTAACAAGTGGTATGAACAGTGCCATCGATAACTTCGTTGACAATGGTAAGTTTAGTTTCAGTGATTTTGCTAATTCAATGATCAAAGACATGTTGAAGATTGAACTTAAAGCAAGTGCAATGAATCTCATGAAGATGATGAACGGCGGAGGTTCTGGTGGTGGCAACATTCTTTCTAGCATCGGCAGCATGTTAGGATTTGCTAATGGTGGCGATCCCCCAATTGGCAAAGCAAGTATAGTCGGTGAAAACGGCCCTGAAATCATTACACCACGTGGTGCAACAACTGTTATACCTAATGGTGCAGGTGGCGGTGGTCAACAGATCACTAACAACTATTACACTGTTAATGCAGTCGATGCCAAGTCAGTCGCTCAATTGTTTGCTGAGAATCGCAAGACATTGTTAGGTAGTATCAAGATGGCAGAAAAAGAATTGCCATACAAAATAAGGTAAGAACAAATGAGCATACAAGCAATTATTAACAGAAGCAACGGTTTAGAAATGAACCGTCGCAAATTAGTGGGTATTCAATATACACGCAATGAGTTAAGCAGAACAAGTCTTACACCAACGTTCAATCCATGGCGCTTTAAAGTAGAACTACCAAACAGTCTGCGTTACAGTGAAGCACGTGGCATCATTGAAGCAATCGACAAGTTGGATAGAATTTACCCAGAAACGATTAGTTTCGGTGACAACACTAAGATGAATTGGATCTTCAAGTATCAAGGTGGCGCATCTCTTGCACAACTTAATGGTATCAGAGTGCAGAGTTTTGTAGGAAACCAATTGGTCCTTACCAATCTACCAGCCATCAGCGGTGCAAGAATCTTGTTTGCTGCAAACGATTTGATCCAATTGGGCTCAATTACGCATCCATTCACTAGCACAACCGATGTGTTGCGTGGTACAGGTGCTACAGTAACAGTCACAACTCATCGTCCAAATATCATTCCTAGTTCAGTTGTTAGTCTGGGCATCACTGTCGGTACTAATTGTAAATTCACAGTGTTCTGTCCTAACATGCCTACTTACAAATTGTTTGTTGGTGGCGCGACTACTGACTCATATGGTCAAATGTCAAACAATGCATACATTGAATGGAGTGATTCGTTTCAACTGTATGAGTGGTTTGG